GACTATGCCAAATTATTTGGGGCGGGTCAACAGGGCAAGTGCATCTTGTGTTGATCTAGCTATACCTGCGATGCCGCCACCCAGCTGGACCTGTCTCAGAAAGTTGAGCTGCGCCTCAGTCGGCCGACCTCGCGGTGCCTTAACTTCGATCGCAGTAAACACGCCGACCTTAGTGCCCACCATGTCCTGCGTGATGACAACCGGTGTCCAGCCGATAAGGTCGGAGCCGCCAGGGTTGCCGACCCCGTAGCGGATGACGCGGCCGGTATCGTCCCGATAGGCGCCGACGTTGTTTCGGTGCATCACAGACCCGGCCCGCGACATGGCGAGCCGAATCTGCTGCTGGATGGCTGCTTCACTCACGCTGCGAAATGAGCTTGTCGATATACCAGCGGGCTTTTTTAAGATCCTCAAGGCCGTTCTTGTTTTTCCATCGCCACAGGTACTTGATTGCACTGGCGGTGCAGAAAGCATCCAATCCCTGCAGATCAATCGTTGCAGCCTCAAGCGCGTCGATGCACTCGATACCGCCGCGGTTGTAGTGCTCGGGGTGGTTCACCTGTTCGCTGGACTTGCGCTTTGATTGAAACTCCTGCCAAGCAGCCTCCTCGTATGCGTCGCAGTCATCCATTGTTAGGTTCCTCGATCTTGAGCTGATGCTGTAGCAACCTTGCTTCTGCGACGATTTCGCAGCATGCGCTTCGTGCTTCGACCCAGCGCTGTTGCTGGACCAACATATCGACGGCTGCGACGCGGTTCTTGAGGTATTCCAAGATGGTTGCGGCGTTCATTTTGTCCTCGCCAATGCGTGAGCTTGTTTATGGTGCGCTGAACATAACCAAACGACGTCCAGCGGAGCGTCGTAATTTGGGTGATGAGCTTCTGGTGGCTTGTCGCAGTCCGGTAAAGCGCAATTTGGCCATTTAAGCACTTTGCCTGATCTGACCGCGTTATTGAGCGCTTGTACTGCTTTGTTCCTTTCGGGAAACTGCTTTCGCCATTGCGCGGTATGCTGCTTCATATTTTCAATGCGCTTTGGAAACTTTGCGCGAAGTCGATCGTACTGCAACACCTGATCACGGTTTGCTCCGTGACGGTGCTTGTATACGTCAAGTCTTGTGCAGGTTTTGCACTTGTTGAGGTGTCCGTCAGCCATCATTGCGTGACGGTAAAACTCTGTGAGCGGCTTGCGCTCAGCGCACTTGAAGCACGTTTTCATGTTGAACCTTACATGAAGCGAACCCTGAAGGCGTGGCAGGCAGGGGTTCAGACTGCTTTTCGGTAGCGAACCTAGCCACACTGTAATTTTATCGGTGTTTTGACGTGGTTGTCCGATTACCACTCAATTAAAAGGAATGTCATCGTCTGGCTGCGGCTGGGCCGGCCTCGGTGCCGGCGCCTGCTGCTGGTCATCCTTTGGCGTGAACATCGAAACTATCACACGGTCCTTGCCAGGCTCACGCGGCACCGCCGCCAGGTTGATGAGCGGGTCCAGCAGGGCATAATGCCCGCCGTCCTCGCCTTGCATCACGACGCCGATGTTCTGGTACCGGGATTTCTGCTTGCCGTCACGGTCGGTGTAACTGCCGGTCTTTACTGCTAAATCAAATTTTTTGCGTGCCATAGGTTCCTCAAGGTTATCGGGGGATGCGCCCCCGTCCGGTGTCTTTCCACCCGTCTGCAATTGCCCAGCCACAGGGAAGGAGACGTGCTGTCAATTGCTGCCGGTGTTATTGCCGCCACCTTCGGCTGGGCGGTGTGCCCACAACTGCCTGACAAGCATCCGGAGTTGATTCGCAGCTGGTACACCACGATGACGCTCAACATCCGCTAAAAATTTTCGCCGCACCTCAACGCTTGGCATAGCGATGACTGTACGTGCTTCGCACTCTTGACGCCATGCCTCGCATTGATGACAGACGACGCGACCGTCGTGCAGGGTTTTGAACGGCCCGGTCTCGCAGAGCTGGCAGCCGAGGCAGGTCATGGCAGCGTCACCGTGTAACCGCGCCGCTCAAGGAGCTGGATTGCCTTGGTGACCCTCATGTTCTCGATACCCTCGGCCGTAGTGCCGCCGTAGCCTGGTTTACGCCCGCGCGGTGGCAGGTAGTCGACATCGCCTGCGCGATACATCGTCGTGATGATGCGAGCGTATTTGACTTCAGAGCGCGGATTGTAGTCCTCCAACATCACGATCGCTCCGCAGGCCATCATGCGCAGTCGCGTCTTGCCTTTGAAGTTCCGAAAACCCGCTTCCTCGATTTCCTTGGCCGTCCTCGGCCCGACGGCTCGCAGCCAGCGCTGCAGCTCGAATGCTCTAGTCATGGCCTGAGACTCCTCGAGCCGCGCACCCTCGCCATTTGATATACCCATCCTATTGAGTACCCTCGTTTGATAGCAATATCCCTTAAAGCCTCAATCGTCCGTGCCTGGCGCACCTCGTCGCGCTCGCGGCGCTTGATCTCCTCGATCTGGGCCAGCTCACCGGCACGCTGCTGCAGCTTGCTCAACCGAGGCGCTTGGCGATGACCGCACGCTGGGCACTGCGGAGCTGGCCGGTAGACGAAGAAACACCGCTCACACTTCCGAACGACCTCGGGCTCGTCCTCGTCCGATCGCGTGCGCTTCGGCGTGCCAGTGAGCGCCCACTCTCGCGGATCGGTAGGCAGGCCGTGGCGGAAGCAGTTCCCGGCATGGTCCAGCACGATCAGCTCGCGCTTGCCTGGCGCCGTCCGCAGCCCGCGGCCTATGCTCTGCAGGTACTTTACGACCGACTGCGTAGGCGCGAGCATGATCACGCAACCGATGGCAGGCGCGTCGACGCCGGCGACCCAAAGCTGGCAGTTGACAACGACATCGATGTCGCCAGCGTTGAGCCCGTGCAAAGCCTCTCGGCGTTGCTGCTCGGGACTGTGCCCGCCGATCGCCATTGCTCTATAACCGGCGGCGGCGAACTCATCAGCGACATCGTTGGCGTGCTTGACGTTCGTGGCAAAAGCGACCGCTGGCCGACCATGCGCGAGGTTCCGATAGTGCTCGACCGCGCTGCCGGTGATGCTGGGCCGGTTCATGCGGTCGGCGACCTCGCCAGGCGCGTAGTCGCCGGCCACCGTCCGCACGCCGGTGAGGTCGGGCTGGCTGGGAGCGAAGTAGCGGATTGGCACCAGCAGCTGCTGCGCGATGAGCTCCTGCGTGGTACAGCTGGGCACCAGCGTGTCGAATATCTCATCGAGCCCCCGGCCATCGAGCCGCACCGGTGTCGCGGTCAGGCCCAGCAGGTGCGGCCGGCCAGCGTCCTCGATGACCTTGCGATACGTCTCCGCGACGGCCAAGTGACACTCGTCGATCACGATCAGGTCTGGCTTGCGGTAGCGGCCCAGCCGACGCGCTGCCGTCTGGACCATAACGATCTGGACCGGCTGGTCGGGCTGGTCGGGCCGACCGGCCATGATGTGCCCGTGCTGGATCCGCTCGCTGGTGAGCTTTGCGCTTGTGGCATCGAGAATCTCCCGCAAGTGCGCCAGGAACCAGACCGATCGTCCCTTGGCGACAGATTCGCGGATGATGATTGAGCTTGTGTGCGTCTTGCCGCCACCGGTGGCCATGACCAGCACCGGCGCTTTGTGCCCAGCGCGATAAGCGGCGCGAAGGTCATCGATCGCCTTGAGCTGGTGCAGTCGTAAGGTCACCGCTTCAACCTTTCCGCCGCCGACAAAATCCGCGCCCAAGTCGAGTACCGCCGTCTGCCACCTTTGTACCACCTCGACACTGTGGCCCAGCTAACCCCGGCCTCGGTCAGCAGTTCGCTCACGGTCACGCGAGCGTCCCATGCCAGTTCGCGGAGTTGCCATTTGATGTCCATGACAAATTATAACGGCTGAAATACTTGCAAGAAAGTAAAAAGCGGGATTAAGATAGATGCCCCACAACACAGGGAACCACAATGGAACCAGGAATCTACGACTACATCCCCAACGAGCAGTACCACGCTGGGCCTGGCATTAGCCAGTCAGCTCTGTCCGTCATGGCGCGGAGCCCGTTGCACTATTGGGCTCGATATGTCGACCCCAACCGTGAGCCAACCGAGCCGACACCGGCGATGAAGCTGGGAACTGCAATCCACACTGCGGTGCTCGAGCCAGATCTGTTCGACAAGCAGTACATCATCGCACCGGACGTTGACCGCCGAACCAAGGAAGGCAAGGCCGTCTGGCAGCAGGCAGTCGAGCAAGCCGATGCGATCGGCGGCGCATTGATCTCATACGACGACGCAATGCTGTGCGGCCGCATTGCCCAGCAGGTGCGCGAGCATCCGATGGCACGCAAGGTGTTCGCAACCGGTCAGGTTGAGCGCTCGGTGTATTGGAATGACCCCGAGACCGGGTTGTTGTGCCGCGCTCGACCAGACCTGATGAATCTGCCGCTGTTGGTGGATCTTAAGTCTACCGACGATGCGAGTCCTGCAGGGTTCCAGAAGTCGGCGTGGAATTTCCGCTATTGGATGCAAGCCGCGTGGTACATCGACGGCATTGAGCAGGCGACCGGTATCAAGCCAGATGCGTTCATCTTCGCGGCGTTTGAGAAGACCGCGCCGTTTGCATGTGCCTTCTATTACGCCGATGAGCCGATGCTTGAGATGGGTCGGCGTGAGTACCGCAAGCTGCTGCAGTTGTTGGCCAACTGCATCGCAACGGATACATGGCCAGGTTACCCCGCCGAGGTGCGGGCTTTGGGTGTGCCCAGCTGGGCGATTACAGCGGCCGAGCGTGCCGCAGGGGAGCAAGCATGAGGGTGCTCGTGGCTTGTGAATACAGCGGAGTGGTGAGGGATGCGTTCATTGAATGCGGGCACGAAGCAATGTCTTGCGACCTGCTACCGACTGAAGCGCCCGGTCCGCACTACCACGGCGACGTGCGCGACGTGCTGGACGATGGCTGGGATCTGATGGTTGCTCATCCACCGTGCGACTATCTTTGCTCCAGCGGGATGCACTGGACTACGCGAGGACTGAGGGATCCGCAGCTGACAGAGGATGCCCTTGCCTTCGTGCGGTTGCTGATGAACGCGCCCATCGAGCGCATAGCGGTTGAAAACCCGGTCGGCGTGATAAGCAGTCGAATCCGGAAGCCTGATCAGATCATTCAGCCTTATGAGTTTGGTCACGATGCCAGCAAGAAAACCTGCCTTTGGCTGAAGAGTTTGCCGCTATTGACACCGACGAAGATCGTAGCGCCTCGGATCGTCGATGGTCGCAAAAGGTGGGGCAACCAAACGGACAGCGGGCAGAACAGGCTTCCGCCGAGCGCTGACAGGTGGAAGATCCGCAGCGAAACCTATCGCGGCATCGCGGCCGCAATGGCCCGCCAATGGGGCGGAAATCACACTGCGGCCGCGTTGGCCGCTTGAGGGGTAAACATGAGCTTCATCATCCGCAAAGCAGAGCGCCAGGGTGCGCGGCTGCTGATTCAACTTTCCGGCGTGTCCGGATCCGGCAAGACATACTCAGCGCTGCAGCTGGCATACGGGCTTGCTGGCCAGCAGGCTGACAAGATCGTGCTGATCGACACCGAGAACCGCCGCGGCAGCCTGTACGCGAACGCTCTGCCGCAGCCGTTTAACATCCTCGACTTTTACGCACCGTTCAGTCCGGCCAGGTACATCGAGGCGATCGACGCAGCATGCCAGGCAGGCGCCGAGGTCATCGTAATCGACTCGGTTACACATGAATGGGAGTCAGAAGGCGGTTGTGAATGGATCGCCAATCAAACCCGGTTCCCGGACTGGAAGCGAGCGAAGGCCGAGCACAAGCGGTTCATGACCCATATGTTGCAGTCGCCGGCTCACGTCATCGCCTGCACCCGCGCTCGAGAGAAAGTCGACTTCTCAGACCCAAAAAATCCGCGTCCACTGGGCATTCAACCAATCCAAGAGAAGAACTTTTCGTTTGAATCTACCGTCAGCTTGTTGATGCATGACCAGGGGCGGCGGCAGGATGTCCTTAAATGCCCCTCGGAGCTGCAGCAGGTACTCGGCCGAGGCGATGATTATCTGACCGCGGCTGACGGGCTGGCGTTGCGTCAATGGGTCGATGGCGCGGCTCCGGTTGACCAGGAGACGGAGCACCATCGCGGAATGCTGCAAAACGCGACCGAGAAGGGCCTGCAGGCGCTCCAAGCTGCTTGGCAAGCCACACCTAGCCGGGTGCGTCAGACGCTGGGCAGGCCGTTCCTTGAGCAACTGAAGGCTGCAGCGGCC